ATCATATTTCTCTTTAAAATAATCGTACTCAGCCTTTGCCACTGCTGCTGAATCTCTTTCAGCCTGACTTGCTTCTTGCTTTTTAGGTGAACTTCCCATTACAAATCCTTCCTATATTGAACTGTCTGGACTTCCCAACCATTTTTAACAAGTACTTTCTCCATTCCGGCTCGGTGTGATTCTGCTTCTAGGGCATCAAAACCAGCATCTAACGCTGCTTGTTCTAAGAACCCGCCATACCTAGATATAAGATCACCTCCTTGTTTTCGCCACGCTAACCAGATGAACATACTTCGCTCACCCGTGAAATTATCTGTTTGCCCTGTTGTTACCACAAACCCTTCATCTGAAATCCATAACACCGCTTCTTTTGTAATACATGCGGCATACACATCCTCTGGACGAAAAGTTAAATGTTTGGATGAACGTAGAATGGCTTCTACACCGTTCTTCACCCAATCCCATTCGTGACGAATATCGCCTACTACCAAACTAGCGGGTTTCCCGTCCATATCTATTTCTCTGAAGGCGTTGTGGCCTAAATACTCCACCATATTTCACTTTCCTTGCCACTGGCATATCATCGTGTTTCGCTTTACGGTCAGCGAGTTCAACGCCGCCACTAAACAACACTCCGTAACCTTGCGCGGCTTGCAAATCTGACCAATCCTTTCCTGGCATCCGTAACAACCGAAATAATGTTCCGTTTATGATCGTATCTCGATAATCAGTCATGACTTCGTTGTCACAAGAGGTTGAACTGTAGGTTGGTTTTAACTGCACCCTGACAACTGTACTTCCAACTTTCGTGACATCAGGAACAGGCACAAGCCAGAATTGAGACTGGCTGACCTTAATAAAATATTCTGGAGTCCCGTAATATGATGTATCTCTCCATTTAGGTTTACGCTGCTCTAACAACGTCGTGGAAATCGGTTCTATATGTTCCCCATCAAACGTCACCCATAAAATACTGTGAACCACAGTCGAACTAGGTGGTTCGAGATCATACTCATAAATATTGGCAACCGTAGTCACCGTATCCAACTCTCGTTGATACACTGCCGCCTTTTCACATAGCTCTATTACTGCGGCTCGAATAGTTGTTTCAACCAACGTATCAGGACATCCTGGCACCATTGGCAAAATCTCTGGAAGTAAATCTTCGTAGTTAGTTGCCATTACGCAACGGGCCTCAAATCATTATTAGGGGAGACAACAGTATCGACTTGCGCTTTGCCTGAAACTGACGTTACAAACAACTGAAAATGAGAGGCAGCACGCTGATTAGTTGCTGCTGACTCTGCATCTTTCATGTATGCCATATACAACACATAATTCATTACTGCATTGGCAAAGATATCGGGAACACCCAGATTATCCGAGGTACTAACTGTGCTGGGGTTATTAGAGTAAACAATCTCGATATAGGCATTACTGCCACTCTTAACACCTGGATAAACGTAGAAATTACGGGGGTCAGTCTCATCAAACATAAAGTGTTTGATAACAGCCCCATGTGCAGCATCTCCTTTCACTGTTGGGTCATGCCAACTGGGGTTTTGTGAATCGAGAATATCCCTACCTACCAAACGAATACTCCTACCACCTGTACCGCTTGAGGCAGCTGACATATTGCGTACAACACTTAACAAACGGTTACCGCCCGTAGGGATTGCCTGTTTCGTCCCAGTGACCAATGTAACTGTAGCGTTAGTAGCTGTTGCTTCAGGTTTAAGTAATGCTATTTCACGTTGAGCATCATTGACCCATAGGATCAATTCGGTATCAGGCCATCGGATATTAGATGTATCCTGTAATGTTGCATCTACACGCGATAAAACACTCGCTACAGTTACTGCCATTTATTTACCTTTGCGTCCTACGGCTTTTCGTTTTTTTGTTACAGCTGCTTTTCTTTTAGCTGCCTCTGTTTTTGCAGTGTTTAATCTTTTTACAGCCGCAGTACCAGCTTTTTTAACGCCACGTTTTGCTTTAGCAATGTCAAGATTTGGATAATCTAAAACCGCGACATCCCTGCCCTTTACATTAAGCGTTTTTAACTTAGACGTTGTACCTTTTTGACCATGAGTTTTGACTGCAATTTTTTTCTTAGGTTTGGTTTTTTTATTAGCCATTTACTTTCCCTTTAACTATTAAGTGCTTTTTCCCAAGCAGCTTCGCGTTCTGTTGTGCTAACAGTGCGTCCAGCAAGCTTGTTAACAACAGCCGCTTTTGGAACACCATTAACCTTGAAATCTTTCGGATTAGCAGCCTTGATAATCTGGTTCATTACATCTATCAGGCAATCAACTTCTCCTGTCTCATCTGGCTCTTCGATTTTGTGCGCTTTCTTACCGACTTCAGTCGCACCCATTTGGATAGCAAGTACTCCAACTTCATCGGCTACCTCTTTTTCAACATTGGCTTGGAACAGGATCACTGCTCCCCATGTTGTCGCTACTCGTAAATCTTGATTACTAATTATTTTCATTTTCTCCGTCCTTGAAGAAATGCCCCCTCCGAAAAGGGGGCAGGTCCAGTTTTAGATAACAAATAGGTACATCGTTACCGTGCCAGATGCTGCACCAGTACCTGGTGCAGTTGCCACGGTGACATCTATTGTGTCATCAGCTGTGAAGGTGATTGGTGCGCTTGCTGTAGAACCATGTGTTGCGTTACCTACAGCGAAGGAGCTTGCAGTACCACCAGCCTGTCCGATAGTCGAACCATCGATCAAGCCATTTGCATCGCTACCATAACCAACATCGAGAACAATCGCTGGAGAGCCATTGGTATCGAGATCAGTTGTAGTCAACATAACGCCGACTACCGTTTCACCTTTAAAAACATCGCACATCTGAATAACATCACTACCTGCTAAAGCAGCCGTGACAGTGTACTCAGCCATACGAACACCCATATTTCCTTGAGGGAAATTTTTAAATGCGCTATTTCCATCAATAGCACCACTAGTAAATGTCGCCATTTCTCAATCCCCCTTAATAGGCTGTATCAAGGCAAATTACGCCGAAATCTTCGGTAGATCCGTTGTAATCTGAATTGAATTTTGGCTTACGCAGACCAAAGATCTTGCTGATTGAGATACCTGATTGATTCTCGTAGTCGAAAGTATCTTCAACGACTTCGGGCATACCAATATCGGCCATAGCAAGAGCTTGCGCTCCACAGAACAATGCGCGTGCGCCATTTATATCAGCGTCAGCACCCCATTTGTAACCAGCAGCACCAGCGTTAGAGCTAGTTCCAGTAGTTGCATTAGCAGTGTTAAATACATGACGGAACTCATGAACCATTACGCCATCAACCATCAGACTTGAAGTACCAGCGAACAATTCGTTGCTAGGACCACGTACTCCAGCATTCCTTACGTTAGCAAGGAAATCTGAATCAAGTTTTAGGTCAGCCATTTGCTGTGGTGTGACAAACATGTGGTACATTTCTTGGTTACCAGCACCTCTAATACCTCGGATATAGTTATCCTTGGCATACGCCTTGAGTTCAACAATCGCTTTGTAAGCAATCGTATCGGCAGCAGCGACGGCTGTAACGTCACCGGCTACAAGGTTAGAAGTTGCATCCCAACGTCTATGTCGATTTGTAGTTGGCGCAGATACATCAGACGCATACTCCAGATCATTTAGGTCATGCCCTGCCGCTACATTAGTAGGTCGCAACGCACCGCTGGTTTTATTAGTGTAAGCAACGCCCGAGAGGGTTAGGAATGCAAGCTGGTCCATACGGTCAGCCATTGCATATGCTAATGCATCTCTAGAGTTCTCACGGAAGTTAACAACACTCTTCTGATCAGCAAGACGACCCTGAATTCTGTTTGCAAAACGCAGTTGGTCAAGCTCGATAGTAATGTCGTAGCTTCTGAGAGCTTCTTCATTACCTTCCAAGGTGTTGTCACCTGTAATACCGTCACCCGTCATATCGGCAAGCAATGTAATTACTGCTTTAGTGCCTTTATCAGATTTTGTAAGGTCAGTAATGCGCTGAACCATAGCGTTTGATCCGCTACCTGCAAACTGGTTTACAAAAGACATATTCCGAGCAACACGCCAAAAGTCGCGACTCCAAGCTGTTAGTTGGTTAGAAGTCAGCGACGCAAAATTAGTTAAAGCCATGATGGCCTCCTTTGCGTGTATAAATTTTTAGGCCGAAGCCTATCCGTAGCCGACTTATAGGAGCGGCTAATCCGTTCCTCATATCGTAGAGGTTACGAACTAGCGCGGATTTACGAGACGCGAACTCGACAGGTTTAACGTCTATAGCAGACGAATACGGTTTTAGCGTGTACGACACGGCCTATGTATCGTCTAGGCACACGAATTACATACTAATATTAGCGATACTAATTTATAAAGGCAAGGCTATTTTTTCTTTTTCTTACGGGCTTTTGCAGCAGCTTTTTTACCTTTTTTAGTATATGGGTACTTTTTCCCTCTTACATTTGGCATTACACTATATCTCCTCTTAACCTCGCTAATGTTTTCTCTGGAAGGGCATTAAACTCTTCTTCAGTCATTGTCGTCACATCTATAGATTTTTCACCTCGAGATGCACTACTCTCTCCTGGTAACTCTGGTGGTTGGGCTTGCGCGGCCTTAATTTTCTTGCCAACTTCAGCCCGTTTTTTTGCAACCTCATCAACAGGTGCTTTAGGTGCAGCACTTCCAGATAAAGTGGGCTGATTTCCCTCTGGTACCGCTGGAGTTTCAAGGTCATAACTCTTGATGACAAATTTCGCAGCTTTTGAAAGCGCATCTACTGCATCAAATCCCTGCACCATGAAAGCATCACGATGTTCAATGACTTCCTGCGTATATTCAGCATTATAATCAGCTGAATTTTGGTCAAATACAGGGAAACTAGCCTCCAATTCAGATGCTGCTGACTGTAATGCAGTCGCTTGCTGACTTTGATGGACAGTTTGCTCCATTTTTTGGTTCATTTCGTACTCAATCTGCGCTTTTTCAGCCTTACGCATCTCTTGCCGGAGCGCAACAGCCTTTTTCGACTCACCATCGAGGACTAAATTCTGGTATTCCAACTCTTTAGCGTCAAAATCATAAGCTTCTGGGGCATCAACAGCAGGTTCTTGAGCTTTTTTCATGTCATCAAGCTGTTTTTGCAGAGCTTTTTGCTTTGATAACACTTCATCAAGCCGAGATTTCGGCACCATTGGCTTATCTTTTGATGGTTCTGGCTCGGAAACAGCTTCTTCAGTAACAGGTTCTTCCACAGGAGGCGTTTCTTCTGTCTCAGCAACCGTTTCTTCCTGTGTTTCTTCGGAAACTTCTTCCTCTACTTCGGCTTGCGGCTCCTCTTCAGTCTCTTCAACCTCTTCTGTCGCTTCAACTTCCTCGGTTGCTTCAGCCACTGGCTCATCAACTGGTTCAGTCTGCTCCTCCGTATCCTCTTCACCCAAACCAAAGTTCATATCCAACTGCTCTACAGCCTCACTATCTGGCTTATCAGCACCTGGCATCGTATCGAACATGGTTGTTTCTTTCACTTCCTCTTCCTTCTTAGCCATTTTGCAATCTCCTTATTGCATTTCTGGTGATCTCATATTCTCAATCTTAACTTGCTTCGGTTGTTGCTGTTTCGCAGCGGTCTGCATCGCAGTTGCTGCAATTCGTGTCGCGGCATTCGTATCAGATTGATCCTTGCGAACCTGATTGGTCATATCAGCCAGTTCACGCCGCAGATCCAGTTCTTGCTCCTTCATCTGTAGCTTGCCTTGGAGTTCAGCCAACCTGACTTGCGGATCGACCTCTGCCATATCCTGTACCTTGGCAATATTGACCGCTGCTTCTGTCTGTAGCTTGCGAACTTCAGCTTCAAGCTTGGCAATCTCAAGCTGCAACTGCTGCATCGCTGCCTGTTGCTGCATTGCCATAATCTCGGCTTGTTCTGGTGTAGGTGGCTCTTGACCAGTAAGAGTACGAATACGTTTTGCCAACTCACCCTTCTTAGCAAGATGTGAGTATTCAATAATGGCATCATCGGGAATTTGTACGCCCACTTGCCGAAGATTAAGTGCTTCTGCAAATTGAACCTCATCAAACGAATCACGCGCTGGGGCAGATGCAATAACAACATCATATTCACCAATAGTAAGATCATTGATGATTCTGCCTTCAGGAGTCATCTCATTTATAATCATCGGCTCTCGAGGCTGAAGTGGATCTTCCTCGTTAGTCACTTGAATAATTCGTTGCTCGGTATAGAAACTCTGCACCAGATCTAACACTTTTTCAGCTAGGTATTGCCGCGATTTACGCAAGTTATCAAGCGGAACCTGAATCATTATGACACCACGATTCTGCTTGGCCTGTATCGCAACACCTGAAACTTCTGCACTATCAGAACCTAACATCGAGTCATTAATCCCCGATATTGTTTTAATGTTCAATGCAGCCTTCTGACTAATCCGATCTAATCCAGTGGGGATCTGATTCGGCGGGATTTTACTCGGTGGTGTTGAACCTCGGTTATACTCCAACACTAATCCTGTTTCTGCTCCATGTTCTTCTAAATCATCTGAACTCATCCCCACCAACGAACCGCTCTCAACTACCCAGCCACTGTTCGCTGTGGTATTTACAATATGAAGTTCTTGCGAAGCAATTTTATTAAGCTGTTCTTGTGGAGATAAGAGATTACGAACCATCCCAAAAGGTCGTCCTCTCCTGAAATATGCAAAATACGGTACGATTGTCAGGTCGTTGTAAGGCGACCAATCATCATGCAACACCACCTTGTCGCAGGTAACTGTCCAACGTACTTTTCGTTTTACTTTTGATATGACATCTAAGCCATATTGCTTGGCGAATTTTTTAAGTTTACTGTCTGACCAAGATTCTGGTGCATCGCGTGTATCCCCAGTCATAGGATCAACAAAGCAATCCACACGATTCATTCGCTTATGCTGACGTTCAATAACGCGCAATGATTTTACGTTTCGGTATTCCTCATCAGCAGGTGGTGACGCACCGAGATAATCATCTGTACTATCCAAATCACCAAAACGGTTTTCCTCATACTCAATTGAATCACGGCCAAAGCCGTTTCCATTTTCGGCAATGAAGCGAAGATCCTCCGCTTTCTTCTTACCATACAACTCTTCGATCTCGTCAAGGGTCATCCACTTTGTTTCAAATACCTCGTTCCAGGTTTTTGGATCATGGTCCTTGGCATCGGGATCTATGAGAATGTCCAACGGATCTTTAGCCGTGATTCTTATTTCACCTTCTACATGATCAGAAAAGTCCATGCGTGCATCAAAGAACCCACGACCATCCATGATTAATCCATCGCTGAAAACCTGTTGTTCCACCCAATCCAGCTTATTGTTATCAGCAATCTGCATGTAGAGTTTAGTAAGTGTATTTGCTACCTCTGTCTCACCACCTCGGCGTGGTTTAAACTGAACATCAGCACGACGAGTAGATTGCTCACCTAATACTGTGTTCACTGTAGGTAAAATTGTATTAATAGTTAATGCAGGGCGGCCTTCAGCATCAAGTTGTGCTACATCAGAATCGTCCCATTGATCACCACGATAATAAGCATCACACTTTTTCGCTAACTCGATGTATTCCAGATGACCGTTATCTCGCGCTCTGACATACCGATCCCATTGTTTTGATGCAACTTCCTGCTGTTCCGCTGCTGACATCCGTGAAGTTGGTTTCTTATATGCCATAGTTATGCACTCATCGCTGATTTAGCGGCACGACTAGGCTTAGTTAAATAATCTAACTTATCGCGCCACGAAGGAATTTTAGTAATAGGAGCTTGATAGGTTGCAAACTCGGTCATCATTAAACCAAGCCAAGCTAATGCATCTACCTGATCGTCATGAACACCGTTGGGGAATCTTAAAAGTTCAGCCACTAACGGGCCTGTAAAGTCTTCTTCTCTTGGAAGGTACACCATACCCTGTTGCATACGTCCTTGAATCGCTCTTGCTCTCGCTTCTTTATCTCGTCTGCCTGTCTTTAAATCTTTGAAATAAGCCTCAAACAATCCCCGCTCTCTGACCCGTTTCTCAAGGAATGGACCCAGTGCCATTTCGATGTGACCTTTTTCTATACCTACTATAGAAGGTTTCCATATTTCATAAAGATCGAGGATACGTTCAACCAGTTCAAACCCGTCATACCGGCCTCGAACCACATCAACGACATACAGCTTATCCATGTCATCAACACCGATAACCATGCCAACTGAATAGTCGTTACGATCACGTTTACCTATCGCCAAGTCCCACGCGCAGTAATAACGCATCTGGTCATGATCAACTTCATCTCTCTCATAATATTTGATCATGCCACGAGAGAAGTAGTCACCGTCGTC